CATCAGGTAAGATCCAGTTCCCTGTCTTCTTACGATAGAACGACTCCTCTACTGGCTCAAAGCAACGCTCAAACGGTTCGTCATTGTCTATGTAGTCTACGGTAGCTTGGATGTCGGCTAGGACTGCTTCCTTGTCCACCTCCTCAGAGGCGTCTACATACTTAAACTGTCCGTTTGCTTTGTTGACTACCCACCAACCTCCTACATCCTTTCCAGCGGCCTCTGCGTAGCCCACAAGCTGTGATACGTAACCAAAGCCATCCTTGTAGGCTAGTGAACCAAAGGATGCGAACTTATTGTCGTATGACCAAGGAGAGGCAGACTTAACATCATCAATGCGCCCGTCCATCTCCATGTCATACTCACCCTTGATCTCTTGACCGTGTGGTAACTTAAGTGTGACCTTCTCGTTATCCTTAAACTCTACACCTGCTGAACGCAGTATGCCTTTGAACACAGCCTCAACTATGTCACCAAGGATCATGTTCATCAAGAAGTGTGGAGGAAAGGGTGTCTTGTCTTCTGGATCATTCTTGTCAAACCATAGCTGGCACTTTGGTCTACCGATATTAGACATCCGTAAACGGAAAGCATCACGTGGGCCACCAGAGAACTGCTTGTACAAAGCATCCTCGACATCGGAGGCGACTTGTTTAGCCACCCCCTCTGTCATAGTAGTCTCACCAGCCATAGCCTTCTGCAAGAAAGAGAAAACAGCTATTTCTGCAGGGTGATTCATTAGTATGCTGCCTCCTCTACGTTAATAATAGAACCTACTAGATCCGCATCTTCTGCACTCATACTCGTAGTAGAACGCTCATTGTGTAGATCTAGGATCTTACCATTAGAGTAGTGAATATAATCCAAGAAGTCAGATGCTACCTGTTGCATGTAGGAAGTATCCTCATCTGATGGTGTGACATTATCTCCTACAGAAGAAAGTATATACCCAAAGGTAGCCCCTGTAGGGATAGACCCTTCTGCACCAGTAAGTATGATCTTAGACATATAAGGAAGACCATTCTTACGATCAATAGCCTTCTGTGTAGCTGCTATGCTCTTAAGACTGTCATTGTTCTTAACATCCATTACGAATGGAATATCTACGTACTCACCAGAGATGGGTGTACCCGTATCGTCAAGGGGTGTATTAACTGTGAGAGTACCCATGAAGACCTTAACTCGTTTGGCGTTTCGGATAATATCCTTAGTAGCCTCTGGAAGAGCATTCCAATCCTCAATGTAACCTGAGGGGCGTCCAAGATTGTAGCCACCTACACTGTCCTGTAAGTCTGTATTAGTAGACCTACTCATAACAGTTTTCTCCATTTCATTAGTGGAAGCATTCCACCGTTGAAACTGAAAGCGGTCTGTTAATAGGCGCACTTCTACACTCTCTGCATAGAACACATCCTCACCTAGTGTGATCTTATAGTAGCCAACAGGCACAACGTCTGTCTTGATCTTCTTACCACCAAGTTCAATCTCACCCTTGATAGCACTACTTAACACATTAACACGAGCCAGAGAGGATCGTGATTGTGTCTGTGGTTTTGGATCACCCATAAGTTCTGCCAATGGGTTTGACGATCCTGTTGTTGCTAGTTCTGTACTCATCTGTATATCCTTTATTACAGTAAAAAAGAGTCTTAGTTATACCGTCACACATCCTGTACGTCAAGCCAATTCGGCCCGATTTTTGATTCTAGTAGTAACGGAACATTCATCTTTACGTTATAGGCTTGTTCTATTAAGTCTGTCAAGCCCTCATTCATGTCTTCAATAATCTGTAGCACAGTCTCCTTCTCCTCTGGGTGAATGTCTATAACAGTTGAGTCATGAACAGTGTTCACTAGGCAAGAGTTTAGACCCTTCAACCTCTCCTCCAGTTCAATAAGCACAACAGGAACAACGTCACCAGTAGCAAAACCCTGCACTGGATAGTTCTTAATCATAGTGAAGTGTGATACCCCGCCACGAGCATTGCGCTTAACATCAGGGAATGCGTATTGCCGCCCAGACTTACTGGTAATCTTGTTGAACCGTATAGCTTCATCAGCTAAGCTCTTATGCCAAGCTGCTACACCCTCATACTTCTCATTGAAGTGGATATAGTATGCTTCCTCAGCCTTAGATCTGCCATACCCTGTAGCCCCAAACAGAGGTGCAAAAGTATGAGCCTTGGCTTCCTGACGTGACGTAGGCTGTCCTGCATCTGTAATAACTTGTGCAGTATAGCTGTGTACGTCAAACCCTGTAGCAATTTCTTCCATAGCAACTTCATCTTGGGCTAGGTACGCAGCGGTGCGGAACTCAAGCTGTGCAAAGTCAGCCTCACAGATGTAGCCGTTATCCCAGCGAGACACGAAGACACGCTTTACGGGAAACGTGCCGCCCCTTGGCATGTTTTGCATGTTGGGGTTTCGTCCAGAAAATCTACCTGTACTGGTGATATGCTGAGTGAGTCCCACATGCAGGAATCCGTCTGACTTGGTGAAGGTGTCAATACCTTCCACAAAACTAGACAGGTAGCTACTGACAGCAGAAAGACGCTTAAGGTCAGTAAGAAACTGAACAGCAGCGTCCATGTTGTTCGTTTTAGCAGTCCCCACAAGTACATCTAAGTTATCCTTTCCTGTGCTAAATCCATTGGCGCTAACCCACTTCTTGCTAGGCGCACCAAAGCCTAGACCTGCTATATGATTAAGCTCTTTGAGGCCATAGCCACGAGCATCACAGTCCTTACATTTATTAGGCTTAGCAAACTTATTGCCGTCCTTCTTTATCTTGTACGTCTTACCTGTGCCAGAACATGTAGGGCATGTAAAAGCCTTGGTACGTTTTATGATAGTACTGTTAGCATTTACTGCCTGCTTAAACTCTTTAGCACTACTCACATACTCAAACAGGTCAGCCCACTCCTTCTTGTTGTTAATCTTACGAGAGAAGACAACCTGAGACATCTGCTCTGGTGAGTTAAGATTGATAGGTGTGTCACCCATGATCTCACGTACCTTGTGCTGTAGTCTATCCTCAATGTCTGCCTTCTCACGTTCAAACTCTAGGCGCACATCGTCTAGGGCTGTACGATCCACCCTGATTCCTGACATGTACATTCTGGTAAGGGTTTTACAGGTACGGAAGGTGACATCTCTGATGGTGTGTAGGGACTTACTTTCGGGTTCACTGTAGTCTGCTTCGATGCTGTGGAACAGCTCACGAGTTGTGTCGAGGTCACACCTAAGATAAAAGCTAAGCTCACTGAGAGGAATCTCATTTGTGTTATAACCCTCCTTAAAGTAACGCTTGAGGGTGTCATCCTTCTGAGCGTTAAGGTTCCTACGTTCTGCACAAACCTCTAGGCTTAATGGTTCCTTCTGACCACGCAGTAATATGTACTCTGCAAGCATTGTGTCATAGATAGCGCCATCATACTTAAAGCCACACTCCCACAGCCACATCAGATCGTGCTGAGCGTTGTGCATGATTAGAAGAGTAGTCATGTCTAAGACTTGCTGGATGAGCTTACGCCCAGCGCCACTGGTGTCTTTCTTCTCAACGTGATCTAATGTTACAATGTGTAACTCTTTGTCATTGTCTGCATTCTGCATACCGACTTGCACAAGGAAGTTACCCTCCTCATAGGGGTCTAAGTGTAGCTTCTCCCTACGTTTGTTTGTTGTGTTCTCAACGTCTAATACAAGTCTCATCTCTCTCTCCTCTAGGCTGTGTATAGTGATCTCGCCCCGTCTAACTCACAGTGTACAACACCATGCCAACCACCCTTAAGCTTATTCTTAGCTATATTCAAGTGCCGTTGTGTGTCTTCCTCATCTGCACCCTCTACAATGGGGTTCTTAGAGATCAGAACCATTAGGTCTGCCTCTGCTGCTTTGCCTGTCTTAGAGCCTTCCATCATAGACTGGTCTACATAGACCTTACCCTCAGCTACGGCACTTAACTGTGACATCCATACAACACAACAGTTGTACTGCTTAGCGATGTTACGAGCATAGATAGCTGCATCTTTTAGGTACACATCGGACTTATCGCTTGTCTTGCTGGCGAACTTATCACCCATGTCCAGGATCAATACGTCTGGCTTCTCTTGTTTAACCAGAGATTCAACCCACTGCATATCCTTGTTGGTGCTATCCTTGATGCGGATATTGGCTCTGACAGGCTCGTAGCGGCTACGTGCGAGGGCTACGTTAGCCTTGACCTCATCCATAGACATGTTAGAGGCAGCACTAAGATACCTAGCTCCTACACGCTCATACGCTTCCTCATTGCATAGCACTACGCACTTAGCACCCTGCCTTGCCCAGCCCTCTGGCCCTGCAATCAATGAAGCATGGAAGGATGTCTTACCTGTGTTAGGCCGTGCGCCTACAAGTAATAGGTGACCACCACTCACACCTTCTACCTTACGGCGTAGGCTTGGGATGTTAAACTTCCACTGTGTCTGTAGATCGTTTGCCTTTAGTAGTGTGTCGATGCTGATGTCTTCCCACTCAATGCGAAGGTTAGGTGTGAAGTCATCCTTGTAGTTCTCTAGCATACGTCTCAGCGGTTCTAGGCTGGTCTGTGTGCCGTTAACGAAGTCAAAGCCAAGGTTGGCTACCTGCTCACCTACATACTGTTGAAACATCTTGCCCAGCACATCTGTAGCAATCTCTTCCTTGATGACCTGCTCTTTGTCTATCTTACGAAACAGATCAGAGTAGGCTGTCTTGGTAGCGGTAGTCATAGTTTGGTTCTGAGCGTAGAACAGAGCCTCCAAGTCTGCTGTGTTCAAGTCACCCTCATATGTACGCATAGCTGCATCTAGTGCCTGCTTAATCTTACGCACATCCTTGGTAAAGATCTTGTCGGGGCAACGTATGCCCTTGTGTTGTTCATAGAAGTCACGACTAAGTAACGTCTTAATTAGTGCCAGTTCCATCATTGTCTTTCTCTCCTACAAAGATACGATATATTACTTCCAGTGCAATCACAGGCCACAGGAAGGCAAACTTGATAGGGCCAGATCTATTCTCCTCAGGATCTTCTGGCTCTACCATATGGTATAACAAGGGCAGTGCTAACACATAGGTTGCAAACATGCCAGCAAAAAAGCCTTGCCCTAACTCATTCATGATTCAACTCTACATAGTATGAACCTTCTGAGCTTTTGTATGCAGCCATCAAGTCTATCCACTGCTGTGCGCTCATGAGTATTAGCTGGTATGAATCCATGTCCGGCTCATATTGTCGGATGTAAACGTCACCACCATCACCCAAGATAACCTCAACATCCTCGTACAAATCCTGTTGATCTAGTGTTGTGATTATCGCTGCGTCTGATTCAAACTCAACTGTGTACATCAGGCTGCTCCGCTACAAGAATATTGACGTGTGCCACGTTACCCTCAACACGGGTGATGACATACTCTAAACCTGCCTTGGTGAGTAACAATCGTAGTTGACCTACAGGTATCATAGCTTCTCCTCTCCATTAAGTTGATTGATACGCATCTGACAATAGCGTTGAACTTTCTCTAAGTCAATGATCTCGCTTTGCACCTGCGTCTTACCCTCGTACATCTTGTAGCCTGCACGGCTGGCATACTTAACAATGTTGCCACGCCAGAACTCAAAGCTATTACGCATGATGTATGTGATAGGCTCAATGGCCCACCGTGCGTAGTGTTTAGGTTCATTCACGATGTCTGCCCCATGCTCTGACAATACACTCTCCTTAAAGTCTTCACTTAATGCCTGAGCGTCCATACGTTCTTTTATTAGTCGATTCCATTCACTCTTTATCATTGCTCTTCCCATTCTTTGCGTCACGTTCTTGAGCAGCCTTGCGCTCCTCTGGTGTCATAGGTCTAACGTCTGTGAAGTCTGCCTCTAAGGGCCACTCATTGTCTGTCACGGAGTACATCCTCATACTTGTTGAACAGCTGTTCAAACTTCCACTGGTACACTTGCTGCATCCCTATCAAGGCGTTCATCAGTTCATCCTCAGTAGGTTCACCGTCACCTACCTGTTTGAAGACAACCTCAAGGTCATTGCACACACGCCAACAGTCCAAGATCATAGGCTCTAATTCATACATCTTACTCATTCTGTTTCTCCTTTCAATCTTACATCAAATATCCTGTGTTGCTGTAGCAAACCCAGCAAGAAGCAAGAACACACCTAAGAGTAACATTCCAGCAAAAAGGCCCCAAGCCAAAGCCACTGGTATAATAACTAGGGTAACCCCAGCTATACAAAGCCGCCAAGCAAGTTTCAGTCCGTTAAACCAGTTAATCACTTTACTCATCATCACTCTCCGTAAGTGCATCCCATGATACAGGGAATAACTCAAGCATCTTGTAGTCAATCTGTTGCGCTACCAGACGTGTCTCTGCTTGTGTGTCAGACTTGCAACGTAGGTTACACATATCAGCAAAGGCGTCAAGACTACCTGACCAGTACCACTCAGTCATAGTAGACTGTGGTAGTACCATACGGGCTTGCTCAGGGGCTACCCCTTCGTTGATCATGTCGTGGTACAGGGTGAGGCTGT